TATTACCTAATGAGGGTAGAGATTTACTACCTAAATTATCAGGGGTAATTTGTGTTTCAGAATGGCATAAAAAACAAATATCAGAAAAATATAGTTACCCATTAGATAAAATTAAAGTAATTTATAATAGTATTAATGTTACTAACTTTACTGAGGAAGAAAAAGTAAAAGATTCATTTATATATTCATCACATCCTGAACGCGGGTTAAATACTTTATTAGAATTATGGTATTATATTAAAGATATAAAACCCAACGCTACATTAAAGGTATTTTGTCCCAAATATGGTTTAGATGTGTTTAATCAAATATATAAGAAATTAAATTTAAAGGATGTTCAATTTATTGGTAATGTTGATGCTAAAATACTTCATCAAGAATATAATAAAGCAGAATATTGGTTTTATCCAACTCAATATGAAGAAACATTTTGTATTACTGCTGTTGAAGCACAATTAGCTGGTTGTAAAATTATAACATCTCCAATAGGTGCTCTTCCCGAAATAATTAATGAAGCTGAATTTATTAAACATCCAGGAGAAGAATTAAGATGGTATCTTGATAAAATTAAGGTAATAGATCTTATAACAAACAATGATAGATTAACACGTAATAAAGCATATGCTTTCTTATTTAATATAGATGTTATTGGAAGAGTATGGAAAAACTTTTTAGATAGCTGTTATAGTTTTGATTGTGTTTACATTATTTCACTTAATAAAACGGATGAATATAAACAAAATACTATTAAACAGCTTGATGAAAGTGGAATCCAATATGAATCAATAGCATTTATTGATGGTGTAGATGGTAGAAATCCAAACCCAGGATTTGAATTTAAAGCTTGGGAAGGATGGAAAATATCAAATATAAAAGAATTTGAACATTTTCGTAATGAGAAAAAATTTAAAAATAATGCTGATTGGTATTTAAGAGATGTTACTCCTGGAGAAATAGGATGCGTATTATCTCATATTAAATGTTGGAAAGATGCTTATAAAAATGAATTTAATTCTGTACTAATATTAGAAGAAGATTTTTACCTAAATGAAAAATTTTCTCAAAATATAATTTCATCTATTCAAAATTGGGATTTAATTCATTTAGGTAGAAATTTAATGAGAGATTTACCCGAACAACAAATTAATGCTTATTTTACTCGTCCTTTGTTTTCATTTAATGCTCATGCCTATGCTTTAAGTAAAAAAGGTATTGAAATAGTTATTAGTAAACGTTTAGAGGAAAATTTAATTCCAACAGATGAATTTTTACCTACATTATATGACACACATTTAAGACCAGATGTAATTGAATTATTAAATAAACATGATAAACGTAAATTAAATGCTTACGCTACAAATATAGAATATATAGTTCAAAAAAATAATAAATCACAAACTGAAAATATACATTTAGAATCTGTAATAGAACCTTTTAAAATAAAGATTATGGACAAAGAATATACTCCGTTACATCCAGATTTATATCAATATTGGAATGATACGGCGGCCTGGCATAGAAAATTTTTAGTACCTGGCATGGTTAAAAAAGAATGGGAATTATTTGTTGATGAAGAATTTGATGGAACATATATTTATCCATTTTTTACTAAAGAATTTTGCACTAAAATAATTGAAGAAGCAGAACATGCTCAAGTATGGACTTTTGCACGTCATGAATTTTATCCAACAACCGATTTTGTATTAACTGAAATTGGCTTTGATAAAATATATTATGATTTGCTTTGGGAATTTGTTATGCCTATGGCAATGCATAAGTTTGGATTAGAGGGTAAAGGATGGGATCAACTAAATGCTGAAAACTTTTTAGCACGATATACACCAGATACTCAAGGACATTTAAGTTTGCATCATGATAGTTCCCATATTACTGCTTTAGTAAATTTATCTGAAAAAGATATAGATTATACTGGTGGTGGAACTTGGTTTTGGCGCCAAAAAAAATTATCTAAACCTCCACAGGGTTGGATAAGTGTACATCCAGGAAGTATAACACATAAACATGGTGCTCGTCCTGTTTTAAGTGGTAAAAGATATATAATTGTTTCATTTATGAAAAATAAAGACTTTTAATATGGGAATTTTACAAGAAAAACCAACACAAATTACTGCTGAAGAGTTACAAGAACTTAAAGATCTTCAACAAGCTAAACAAGCATTAATATATGCTTTAGGTGAACTTGAATATGAAAAATTAAGACTAGAATCACAAAAACAATTACTAGAAACTCAATTTAATAAGGTTATTCAAGGTGAATATGAAGTATCTCAACGTATATCTGACAAATATGGTGATAATAAAATAAATTTAAAAACGGGCGCATTAGAGGCTATTACTGCTTAATTTTTAAATATTTTTCATATATTTATCAGTAGACAAAATCTAATTAAAAATGGCTGAAACTTTATTATCTCCTGGTGTATTAACTCGTGAAAACGATCAATCACAAGTAACCTCAGGCCCTATTGCCGTTGGTGCTGCTATTATAGGCCCTACAGTAAAAGGTCCAGTAGAAATACCAACAATAGTAACCTCATATTCTGATTATAAGAATAAATTTGGTGCTTCGTTTGTTAGTGGTGGTGTAACTCTTGAATATTTAACTTCAATTTCTGCATATAACTACTTTCAACAAGGTGGTGAAACATTATTAGTAACTAGAGTAGTATCTAGTTCTAATTCTGCTTATACTCCTGCAACATCATCTCAGATTACTAATATAGGTGGTACTGGTGCTTCGTTTGTTCTTGAAACACTTTCAGAAGGTGTTATCATGAATAATGCAACTCAAAGTGCTGTAGCAGCCTCAGGTAAAACTTTACCTGGTGGGGCTTTAACAAGTGGTTCAGTTGACAACATTCGTTGGACTGTAACTAACGTTAATACAGGTTCAGGTACATTTAACCTTATTATCCGCCAAGGTAATGATACTTCTAATCAACAATTAGTAGTAGAAACTTGGTTAAATCTTTCATTAGATCCTAACTCACCAAATTACATTGAGTATGTAATTGGTAACCAAGTTAAAAATATAATTACTGATGGTGATGGTCGTTTAAATATTCAAGTTACTGGTTCATATATTAACCAAAGTAGATATGTTCGTATATCAAACGTACCTGCTCCAACTCCAAACTATTTATTAAATAACGGAACATTTAATGCTGCATATACTGCTTCATTACCTGTTGTAGGTTCTGGTTCTGAAGGTGGTGCCTTTGGAGGCGCTACAGGTCCATTATTTGGAAATGGTAGTGGTGCTTCTACAGGATTAAAAATGTTTACTCAAATTGACACTATTAATATTCAAGGATTATCAGGAAGTGATTATTCAAACGCAATTTCAGTTCTCTCAAATCCTGATGAATATGATTATGAATTAATTACTTTACCAGGTGTTAATTATCAAAATGCTTCTGGTATTTTAAGTACATTAATGGCTAATAGTGAAAACAGAGGTGATACAATGGCCATTGTTGACATGGTCAATTATGGTACTGCTATTTCAACTGTTATTACAGCTGCTAATAGTTACGATTCATCATATGGTGCTACTTACTGGCCTTGGGTTCAAGTATTATCTCAGGAAACTGGTAAATTAGTATTTGTTCCTGCTTCAACTGTTATGGGTGGTGTTTATGCATATAATGATAAAGTAGCAGAAACATGGTTTGCCCCTGCAGGTTTTAACCGTGGTGGATTATCAGGTGTAATTCAAGCAGAAAGAAAATTATCACCATCAGATCGTGATAGTTTATATATCAATAAAATTAACCCAATTGCTACTTTCCCTGGACAAGGTGTTGTAGCATTTGGTCAGAAAACTTTACAAACTAAAGCATCAGCTCTTGACCGTGTAAATGTTCGTCGTTTATTAATTACATTAAAGAGATTTATTGGTAATATTGCTGATAATTTAGTATTTGAACAAAATACAACAACAACTAGAAATAAGTTCTTAAACCAAGTTAATCCGTATTTAGAAAATGTACAACAAAAACAAGGTTTATACACTTATAAAGTTGTAATGGATGAATCAAATAACACAGCTGAAACAATTGATAGAAATCAGTTAGTAGGTGCAATTTATTTACAACCAACTAAAACAGCAGAATTTATTATTCTTGATTTCAACATTACTCCAACTGGTGTTGAGTTTGCATAAAAAATAAATTATTTAATATTTATATCAAACAATAGATAAAATGGCAGTATTAAATCCGAACGAAATCATGTTCACAGCATTTGAACCAAAAGTTCAAAATCGCTTTATATTGTATGTAGATGGTATTCCATCATATTTGATTAAAAAAGCAGCAGCTCCTGGATTTGAAGCAGGAGAGATTATATTAGATCATATTAACGTTTACCGTAAAGTTAAGGGTAAAGTTCGTTGGAATGATATGTCTTTAGAATTATATGATCCTGTAGTTCCTTCTGGAGCTCAAGCAATCATGGAATGGGCACGTTTAGCTCACGAATCAGTAACAGGTAGAGATGGTTATTCTGATTTTTATAAAAAAGATTTAACTTTAGATATTTTAGGTCCTGTTGGTGATGTGGTAAGTGAGTGGATTATTAAAGGTGCTTATTGTAAAACAGTTACTTTCGGTGAATATGATTGGACAGCTGATGCGGCAATTAGCTTATCAGTTACAATCGCTATGGATTACTGTATTTTGAATTTCTAATAATACACAGTAGATAATAAAGAGGCGCTAAAGAAATTTAGCGCTTTTTTTATCAAATTTTTAAGAGATATATATTTATATCAAATAACGTTATATGACAGAACAAAACAATGTTGCAAATCTAGAATCTGCAGAACAATCTAAATTTAAATTTCCAACAGAAACAGTTGAATTACCTTCTAAAGGTTTATTATACCCAGAAGGAAATCCTTTATCTAGTGGTAAAGTAGAAATTAAATACATGACTGCAAAAGAAGAAGATATTTTATCAAATCAAAACTATCTATCTCAGGGAACAGTTATTGATAAATTGCTTCAATCATTAATTGTAACTAAATTTAGTTATAGTGATCTTTTAATTGGTGATAAAAACGCTATATTAATTGCTGCTCGTATTTTGGGTTATGGTAAAGACTATGATTTTATCAATGATGGAAGAAAAGTAACTGCTGATTTATCAACTTTAGAAAATAAACCTTTAAGAGAGGATTTAATTACTAAAGGTATTAATTCATTTGAATTTACTCTTCCACACACTAAAGCTGTAGTTACCTTTAAAGCATTAACTCATGGTGATGAACAAGCCATTGATCGTGAAATTAAAGGTTTGCAAAAAATTAATCCATCTGCTTCCGCAGATATTTCAACAAGAATGAAATATGTTATTACTTCAATTAATGGTGATAGTGAGAAAAAAACAGTTCGTGAATTTATTGATAACTACTTTTTAGCTAAAGATTTAAGAGCATTCAGACAATATTATAAGGAAGTAGTTCCTGATGTTGATATGAAAACTAATGTTATAGCTGATGGCGACGTACTGGAGGGCGTCGAGGTAGGAATTGGACTTAACTTTTTTTGGCCTGACTCCGGAATATAGATTTAGTTTATTTAAGCAAATTCATGAAATAGTATTTCATGGAAATGGTGGATACGATTGGCATACCATATATAATATGCCTATTTGGTTAAGAAACTTTACGTTTAATTCATTAAAGAAATATTATGACGAGCAGAATGAACAAGTAGAAGCTCAAAATAATATTATGACTAATAAAACTTCATCAAAAACAGAAATAGCTCGACCAAACATAGCACCAAAATCAACTTATACAACAGTAACAGCGCCCAAAAAATAGGCGCTGTTAATATTTATATCCATCATATATTAAGTAAATGGCCGAAAATCCAGCACAAGATACTGCTAAAGCATTAGAAGACGCAAAAAAGAAAGTGCGTGAACTAAACGAAGAAATTAAACGTTTAGGTGGGCAAGGCTTTGGAGATGTTAATACCATAATAACAGCAATGGGTAATAACATTGATAATGCTAATAAGCAAGTACAATTAATGCAGGATGAGGTTAATGATCTTAGAAATGCATTTAGTAATATATCTGATACTTTACAAAATGTAATAGCTGATATTAATGGTAGTACTAAAGCTTCTACTTTATTAACTCGTAATTTTAGCAAGTTAGAAGATTACTCTCGTAAGATACAGGAACATAAATCTGAGGAAAATGTTTTAACTGTTAAACAATTAAAAGAATTACAAAAGAAAGTTGGTAAAGAAATAGATTCGTTAAATGCAAATCTAAAAGAAGCAAAAGCACAGGAAACAGCACTCAAAAATCTGGAAAGAAAAAAGGGATTATCTAAATCTGAATCTGAGGAATTAAAAAAGAACTTAGCATATCAGTCAGAAATTAATAAGGCTTTAAAAGACAATGAAAGTTATTTAAACAAAATAGTTCCTTTAACAGCAAAAGAAGTAGAAGAAGAAAAAAAACGACAAAAAACTCTTGGTATTACTGGTAATTTATTTAAAGGAATTACTGGCGCTCTTGAAAAAATTGGAATTCAAAGTGAATACTTTGAAGACATGGGTAAAAAACTAAGAGAAGCAGCTAAATCAGGAAATCAATTACAAGTATTCGGTACAGGAATTAAAGGAGTATTTAGTGGGTTGGGACAAGCATTAGCAGATCCTGTTGGTAAATTTCTTTTATTAATAGCATTAGGTAAAAAATTACTTGATTTTGGTTTACACTTTAATAAAACCGCTTCCGAATTAGGGAAAAATTTTGGTATTTCTGGAGAAGCAGCTCGTGGATTAGTTCATCATATAGAACATGCTTCTGTTGCTTCTAATAATTTATATTTTAATTCTAAAAACATAATTGAAGCACAACAACAACTTAATGACGAGTTAGATACTAGTGCTGTGTTAAGTAATGAATTAACTCAAGGACAAATTGATTTAACTAAAAAATTAGGATTATCAGGAGAAGAAGCAGCTAAATTATCTCAATTTTCTCTAACAACAGGAAAGAGTCAAGAAAAGATAGTATATGAAATTACTAAAGCAAACAAAGGTTTAATTAGTAATAAAAAATTATTACAAGAAGTAGCTAAAACAGAAGGTCAATTAGCTGCGTTTTATAAAAATGATCCTATTCTAATTGCTCAAGCAGTTAAAAAAGCAAAGGAATTAGGTATGACTTTGCAACAAACAAAGTCAACTACAGATGCTTTACTTGATATTGAATCATCATTAGCTAATGAGTACGAAGCAGAAATGCTTATAGGTAAAAACATAGAGTTAAGTAAAGCTCGTGAATTAGCGTTACAAGGTAAAACAGCAGAAGCAGCTGAAGAAATGCTTAAAAATGTTGGTAGTATTGCTGATTTTCAACAATTAAATCGTATTCAACAAGATGCTCTAGCTAAATCTATAGGTATGTCAGCTGATGATTTAGCTAAAACATTAACTACACAAGAACGTTTAGGTAAGTTAACCAAAGATCAACGTGATAAAATAGCAGAATTAAGAGCTGCAGGTAAAGATGAACAAGCCGATTTGATAGAAAAAAACGCTGGTAATGATAAAGCATTAAAGTTAGCTGAAATGCAAGTTGATACTGAAGAAAAATTAGCACAAGCAGGTCAGAAATTTAAAGATATTATTGCTAGTTTAGT